GTTCCAAAACAGCAGCTTTCAGTGGGTTGGGTACTCCTTTTCTGTCATAACCGATACAGCCCACCTTTATGTTCCAGTTTCCATCTGCAGATTGATAAGGCTTCGTGACAGACAAAGAATCCAACAAATCACCTGTTGATTCCCATGGTTCTTTTGTCCCCTGACCAATAACGGAAGAAAGGCTCTGTTTCGCAGCATCGTACAAAGGCTTCACACCTTCTTCCAATACTGCACTTGTGACTGCATCATAATGGCTGCCCAGTGCTTCCATCTTTCGTATGGTTTCCTCCGGCAGTTTGAATGTCATCTTTGCCATCACGCCACCTCCCTCGCCATAATGGTAAGCATTCCGCTCCGCTTATCTCCAAGCACGGACTCAATTTCAAAAATCCTGTCCCCATGTTTTATTCTCATGGTAGATTTAATGCCTGAACGAAATCGGATGTATATTTTATTTGTGATTTCTGCAGTCTCTTTGTTGGAAGCCATATACTCTTTACCGGAAACGGGAGCGATGTCTGCCCATACCGTATGGACTGTCATCCACTCCCTTGTTTCAAACCCGTCTGCATCCTGTGTACTTTTGTAATCCTGTATTTCTATGCGGTATCTCATCCTTCCGACCTGCATCAGAATTCCTCCTTCCGCACACTGTACAGCAGGAATTTCAGCATCCTTGTCAACTCATCAAAGTCTGCCTTTTCCCTGTTTTCATATAAATAGGTCACAGCATAACAGATTCCAACTTTCACAATCTCCGGCACTTCTTCCATTTCATCAAAATCTGTTCTTACAATATCCTGGCACAGACTTTCTGCTGTCTCCAAAAGCGTCTGAATGAGGGCATCCTCTTCCGTGCCATCCAAACGCAGATATAATTTCGCTTCATCCACGGTCACAAGCATACCCTCATCCCCCTATCTTACGCAGACTTCATACTAAGCAGTTTCACAGCTTCAGGAAGAATCAGCTTTCCATCCACTCTCTGACTTGCAAGGAAGCCGACCTGTCCTGTGGTTGCATAAAGTTCATTCAGACGTTTGAAGCTTCTGCCCTCACGGTCTGCAATCCAGTAATAAGAAAAATCACCGAATGCAAGAGGTGTGGCTCCTGCTGCCACTTCCGGTGCAAATGTGGAAGTGTAATAAGGACGGTTCAAAATCATATCCGGTACACCTACAGACACAGAAGGCTGCCAGATATAATTACCGTTGGAATCCTTTAACTTACGTAGTGCCTTAACTGTGGAATCATTCAAAATCCATTTAGCCTTCTTACGGTAAGGAGCCTTTAATGAATAGAACAGATCCATGACATCATCAAATGTGATGTTGGCAGTCGTAGTTGTTACACCAACTTCTCCACCTCCGGTGGCATTGAAAATACCGACAGGTTTTCCGGCACCGTCACCAACAAAGAATGCTTCCTCTTCCTTTGTGGAGATACGTCTTGCAAACTCTTTCACGATATATGCCTGAACGTCAAATATACTATCATTTAAAAGTTCATCCGATACTTTAATCATGGTAGCAAGTTTATATGCTCCGATAGATGTCTGACCAAAGCTGTCATCAGATTCAGGGAACTGTCCGTTCTCGTCAATCCATGCTGCTTCGCCCTTACCCGTAACAATCGGAATCTTGCGGTCACCGCTGGAAGTTCTGATTACGGTTGCAAGGGAACGGAAGAAACTCTCCTCTTCCAGTCCTTCCACCAATTTTCTTTCAAACTCATCCGGCACCAGATAACCGCCCTCGGCATCTTCCCCGATGGAAAGTGCATTATTGACATCGTAATAGTTCTTCTTACGCATCGCATTCCAGAATGCAGTCTGGTATTCAGCAGATGCACGTCCGCTCCCCTTATCCCCCGGCTTCATGCCCGGCTTATCCTTGATTGGTTCGGAAGTAGCCTTTGCCAGTTCCGCATCAATGGCAGCCTGTCTCTGCAATCTCTCGATTTCTTTACCGAGTGCCACCACATCCGCTTCCATTCTTTCGTAAGTCGCATTGTCCTCTGCAGAAATCAGACCATCACTGCCCCTTCTGGAATCCAAAAATGCCTTGGCAGTTTCCCATGCTTTCTTTCTCTTTTCCATTAATTCCAATACTGTACTCATATTCATTGCCCTCCTTATGGCTTTAACAGACTGAGCCGCTTTTCAAGCTCGCTAATGTTTACCTTTTTCTCCGGCTTTCCGGGAATCAGCTTATTAAAAAAGGAATTGGTAACAGCCGACCTTGAAAACAGGATGGCTTCCAATTCCTCTTCCTTTTCTTCTTCCTTTTCTTCCGAATTTTCCTCTTTTCCCTTATCAAAGAGAACTTCATCCGCAAACCCAAGTTCCACAGCTTTCTTTGCATTGAACCAGGACTCTGCATCCATCAGATGTGAGATTTTCGTGCGGTTCAATCCGGTTTTGATTTCATAGGCATTCATAATGGATTCCTTGACTTCATCAAGCATCTCAATTGCCTTTTTCATCTCTGCTGTATCTCCAATGGCTATCGTAGCCGGGTTGTGGATCATCATCATTGCCACCGGACTCATCAGCACCTTTGTTCCTGCCATTGCAATCACGGAGGCTGCCGAAGCAGCAAGACCGTCAATCTTCACAGTCACATGACCTTTATAGTCCATCAGCATGTTGTAGATTTGGGCAGCTGCAAACACATCACCGCCCGGACTGTTTATCCATACGGTAATGTCCCCTTCGCCGGATAACAGTTCGTCTTTAAATAACTTAGGGGTAACCTCATCCCCGTACCATGTTTCATCTGAGATTTCTCCATTTAAAAAGAGGGTTCTTTCCCCCTCATTTCTGACCCAGTTCCAAAACTTTCGTTTCATCGTAGACCTCCTCTGTTTCTATTGTCTGGTGGTTGCTGCGGTTCGGTTTCCTCTGACGTGCTTTCCGTTCTCTCTTTGGCAAATGCTCCTGCATCCTTCAGCTTCGTCATCGCACCGTTCACAAGATACAGATTGCCACCTTCCTCTTCCGGTAATAGATTCATATCTTCCATTTCACGGATATCGTTGGTCGACAGCCAACCATTCTGTCTGCCGATGGCGTAACCATTCATTCGGCTCTGATAATCTCCACGGAGCAGACCGTCCACATTCAACTTTATAAAAAACTCTTTTTTCTCTTCCGGCAGAAAAAGGGATTTTTTAAGTGCCTGTTCCCATCGGATTACCCACGGGTCAAGTGTGTATTTCACAAATTCCAAGGACTGCTGCTCAATATTAGAAAAACTGCTCTTTTCCAAATCACCGACCATATGTGGCGGTATCCGAAACAGCCTTGCAATTTCGTTAATCTGAAACTTTCTTGTTTCCAGGAACTGCGCCTCCTCCGGTGGGATACCTATCTGCTGGTATTTCATCCCTTCCTCAAGTACGGCAATCTTGTGGGCATTGGTCGTTCCACGATACACTGCATTCCAAGAATCCCTTACCTTTGCCGGGTCTTTCAACACACCCGGATGCTCCAACACACCACCGGGATTTGCACCATTAGCAAAAAAACTGGCACCATATTCCTCACAGGCCATCGTCATACCGACAGCATTCCTTGCCATTGCAATAGGTGAGTAACCGATAAGACCATCAAATCCAAGTCCGGGAATATGAAGCACATCCTCCTGCCTTAAGATGATATCTCCCATCTTTTTCATGTTGGGATTCTCATCTGTATAACGGGAATACACATAATACAGCACTCCATTACTGGCCCTCTCCACACTCATCTTGTTTGGAAGTAGCGGATACAGAGAAAGCACCTCGCCTTTCCCATTTCGTATGATCTGTGCATATGCATTTCCCCAAATTAAAAGATGACTCATCAGCGTTTCTCTGAACACAAATGAAATCATCTCCGGGTTTGGCTCATCATGGAGCAGCGTATAAAGCGGGTGGTCACAAACAATTTCCTTCCCACCGTCTTTGTATCGATATACATGAATTGGAAGCGATGCGATTGCTTCTGACAAAATCCTCACACATGCATAAACTGCAGTAGTCTGCATGGCTGTCATTTCATTGACGCTCTTTCCGCTGGTGCTTCGTCCGAAATTGAATGTATACTCACCATTGCTGTAATTCCGTACAGGCTTATCCCTCGCCTGACCGAAACCAAACAAACTTTTTATTCCCATCTGCTATCCCTCCAATGCCTGATTGATTGCTTCCCTTATGAGAAAGAAGCCTAATATGCTGACCAAAATCATGTCATCCTCCTAAAACACCAGAATTCCTCTGGCATCGTACACACTGCCATCACTTCCCTGATTACGGATTGCACGGTCAAGTGCCATGACGGTTGCGACTGCAGCATCAATTTTCTCTGTGGATTTTTCTTTATCCATTTTGATATTTCCGGCAGGGTCTTGTCTGACATACACGTTATCCATCATCCAACGGAGAACCTTATGCCCACCGTGGGCAATTCGCTCCTCAAGTGTCAGCTTCATAAGTTCCTTCGTTGGCGGACTCATATCCTTATACCCCTGCCCGAAAGGAACAACAGTAAATCCCATACCTTCCAAATCCTGCACCATCTGCGTTGCACCCCAACGGTCAAATGCAATTTCTTTTATGTGGTACTTCGTACCAAGTTCCTCTATAAATTTCTCTATAAAACCATAATGAATGACATTTCCTTCCGTGGTTTCCAGACTCCCTTCTGCCGCCCACACATCATAAGGAACATGATCCCTTCTGACACGGAGTCTCATGTTATCTTCCGGTATCCAGCAGTATGGTAAAATGATGTATTTTTCTTCATCATTTCTTGGTGGAAACACAAGTACAAATGCCGTGATATCCGATGTACTCGAAAGGTCTAAACCGCCATAGCAGGTTCTTCCGATAAGTTCCTCCTCATTTACGGGGAATGCACACGCATCCCATTTATCCATCTGCATCCAACGGGTAGACTGTTTTACCCATTGGTTTAATCGAAGTTGCCGGAAGATATTCTCTTCTGCAGCATTTTCCCTTGCACTGATGTAAGCATTTCGAACCTTTTCAATATCGATGGTTTCTCCAAGGGAAGGATTGGCTTTATACCATGTGGCTTCGCTCGTCCAGTCATCCTCATCGGATGCACCATAAATCACGGGATAGAATGTCGGGTCAATTTTTCTGCCCTCTATAATGTCAACAGCTTTTTGGTGCTGTTCAAAGCAAATCGAATTTCTGTCTGTTCCGGCTGTAGTAATCAGAAAATATAAAGGCTGTGTTCTGGCATCACCGGAGCCTTTTGTCATAACGTCAAAAAGTTCTCTGTTCGGCTGTGCATGAAGTTCATCAAAAATAACAGCGTGTACGTTCAGACCATGCTTGGTATATGCTTCAGCTGATAACACCTGATAGAAGCTGTTGGTCGGTTTATACACAAGCCTCTTAACCGACATCACTGGTTTAATTCTCTTTTTCAGAGCAGGACACTGATCCACCATATCCACAGCCACATCAAATACAATAGATGCCTGTTGGCGGTCGGAAGCACAGCCATACACTTCTGCTCCCCATTCCCCGTCACCGCAGGTCATATATAATGCAATGGCAGCCGCCAGTTCCGACTTTCCATTTTTCTTCGGAATCTCACAGTAGCAGGTATTGTACTGCCTGTAGCCATTTTCCTTAACCGTACCGAATAATGTGCGGATAATCTCATCCTGCCAGGAGAGAAGTTCAAACGGAACTCCCCTCCATTTTCCTTTGGTGTGCTTCAGACAATTGATAAAGTTGACCGCATGATCCGCTTTTGTCACATCATACATTATCTGCCACCTCCCTTAATCAAGAGAAGTTCCATCTCATCACTTTCTTTGTCCTCAGCTGTATCTGCAACAATTCTGCTTCTCGCAGAAGGAGTAAGTCCGAACTGTTCACAAAATTTATTCATAATCTTAAGATAGGTCTGTGCAATGGATACCTGTGGCACCTGCTGCCAATAGCCACTCGGAGTCTTCACAATCGTTCCATGCTGCGTGATAAATTCCTCTGCTTCTTTCCACCTCGCATATGCCTGACAGTATCCGGCAAAGGCAGCCATATCAATCTCCGTGAGAATCCCCAACTGCTCCAGCTGCTTGCTCATCCTCTTCCATTCTTTTTTCGCTTCATCCTCAAGCCATGACGGACAGCGTGGTGCTTTCTTTTCAGGCTTCGGTTCGGCCGTATTAAGGCTTCTCTTGCCCGGATTGCCCTCCAACACCTTTACTGCCGTAGGCTTTGGCTTACGTCCTCTCTGTGCCACTGTCCTCACCTCCGTTTCATAGCATCAAAAAAGAGCCTCCGAAGAAGCTCTCATCCATATAATTCAATTATTTCTTAACCGCCACAAATCCAAATTGGTCGAATAATGCATGCGGATCAATCTGATATATATTTCAAATCCATCCATTTCTCCGATGTACACCTCGCCACCCAATAAGCCCTTGACTTTGAGTGCGTGGCATCTTGTGTGGTTGTAGGAAAAAATAATCTCACTCATTATTCTTCCCTCCTAATCCCTGCTGATGCACCATGCAATGGCGTGTCCGCCATCTTCAAAATGCTTCTCTGCCTTTTCAATAAGGCTAAGTCTGCATTCGATATATCCAAGTCCAGTTTCCTCTGGAGTCTCAACAAACTCGTAAACTTCTGCGGTAAATCCGTAGTAGGTTTCGCAGGTTACAAGAACCTTTTCCCCATATTTCAAAACCGCTCCGCTTGGTCCAACCTTCATCTGTAACTTTTCCATCGTTGTAAATTCTGTCATGGCTAATGCCCTCCTTGTTTTCTTTTGGTAGGTACATATTCGCTCTAAAAGTCAGATATATCCAGTCTTATCTGCCTGTAAATGTACCAAACAATAAGATCGGATATTGTGTATATTAGCACTCGCCTGTCAGTATAAATTTTGCATAATCTCCCTTGTGTTCCTCAATAAAAACCACAAGTTCATAAAACTTCATCTCATCGGCAATTACCTGAACCATATTCGTGTCAAACATATTGGTTCGCCCCGTAGCCCTGACAGCAAGTATCTGCTCCTTTATTTTTTCTGTCATCAGTCCACCTCATCCCTGCACTCAGTCATTCCCAGACAAAGCTGTGTATATATGGTGGCACATCTCTCCTGCTCGCTTCCTTCCGAACCTGCCATCGCTTTCAGGAAGAAGGCTTGTGCCTCCCCTTGACTGCCATGTATCCTTTTTCCCGTAGCAAATGGTTGTTATCTGCTCCATATCTGCCTCCTAGATTTTTCTGCATCGGTCTTCCCCATAAACTACATGAAGACTGCTGCCGTTATCCCATTTAACCATTATGGAACCTGTGTCATCCACACCCCTTACTGTTCCTTCCGTTCCAATTGGCGGTGCTTGCATATCATCCATCCGCTCAAGAACCACACGGCATCCTTTAGGATACTCATTCCGTACCTTCTCCACTTCTTCTCTGCTTGGAAATCTCATGCTACTCATAATAATATCCGACCTCCTTCAGTAAATGCTGTCCGACTCTTTTTCCAACGCTGTCGTAAAGAGCCTGTTCAAGAACCGTCTGTTTAAATCCAAATCGGCAGTACCCCTCAAGGCAAATATCATAATAATGCTTTGTCGGGCATCCGAGCGGTCTGTCCTCATGCATGATGTAGATAATGGCTTCTGTTACATCATCTGTTTTCTCGCCAATAAAGGATTGCACTTCCACTTCCATCGTTTTCTTGTAATAAAACGATGGATAACCTTCGTAACGGTCAAGATAATGTTCATCCCTTTCACTAATCCGCCAAACCAGAACCGGAACCATACTTCCCTTCTTTGGCTCAACCGTCAGATAACTTCCTGACTGGCTTCCTTTGAAAAGAAGCTGATAATCCTTAAGTTCTGCTGTCCCCACATATACTGCATCGGGACATCTCTGTGCCATTTGTGCCATTGACAGGTTGCTGCCATAGGCTAAATAATATTTATTCATATTCATCCATCCTTTCTGAAGGGTTCTTCCCTTCTACCACCTTAAGACCGCCGAAGCGGTCGGTGGGCCTCAAAGCTGAATCCTTCAAGCTGCTCTGCCGTGTCTGAAGGCTGTATCCCCTTCAAGGTTTTTGGTAAGGATGTCTCTTGCTGTTGCAAATTCATCTCCGATGAAGCCGAGTCTCAAAAGCCATGTTCTCATTGCGTATTTTGGATTTTCAACCTGTGGCTGTTTCGGGCTGGCACTCGCTACCGTTTTCGCCATCTGGCTGAGTGCGAGGCAAAGCTGTATGTAACTCTTAAGTTCTCCTGCGTGTAAACCGCCCTTTCTTCCGTTGCCAGCGTTGGCAAATTGGAAGCATCTGAACTCGATGGTTTTATGTGTGAAGCAAGCGTGGTAATTCAGCATTCTGTATCTTGAATCGTTGTAATGCTGATTTCTGCTGCCCCATACTCCTTCGTACCAAATGTCTGCAAGCTGTTCCATTGTCTTTGGCTTTCTTCTGTTCAGCCTTTCAAGGAAGGAAGGGTCAACCGTTCTACAGTATCTGTTGATTCGGTTTCGGTCAAGTCTCATTGCGGAAATCAAAAGGCTTTCGTGGCTTGCCATGATGTTCGCAAGGTTTCTGAGGCTCTTTGGAGTGTGGCCATTCAGTCCGATGTGAATGTGTACTCCGCACATATGGGCAGGGTCGCTTTTTGCTCCCTTATGTCTCAGCTGTCTTAAAATCTCCTGCAAATCTGGAATGTCCTCGTAGGTAAGAATCGGTGTTCCAAGTTCTGCCTTCTCGTCATCGGAAGCTGCCTGAATGCTTGAATCTCTTGTGATTTTCCATTCTCTTCCCTTATTGTCCTTGCATGCCCATGCGCTGTAGCTTCCTCCAATGTACTTTACCGTTCCTTCGGTATGAAAATACTCTGCAATCGTTCTCGCTGCCTTTTCCCTTGTGATGTTGTACATCTCCACCTCAACCCCAATGGTCTGTTTTTTCATTTCCTCAATTTGGATTCTTGTTTTTTCGTTCATTCTATGTACCTTCCTTTCGGCTGTTTGTTTTCCCTTTCGGTAGGTACATATTCGCTCTGAAAGCACATATTATCCAGTTAATTCGGAGGCATAATGTACACAAATATTTACTGCTCATATCCATATGAAATTGTGTATTTTATGGCAAAATCCACCCCTCTGCTATTCAGCAGGTTCGGTGGATTTCTTACTGTTTCGTTCTTTCCATTTTTCCTTATCTTCCTCGGTTCGGAATGCGGTATGCCCTTTCAGTCTGGAAAGAAATACCTTCCTCGTGTCCTTTCCGTCCTTACCTCCAAGACCAATTCTGACAAGCCAGACTCTCATGTAATATTTTTCATTTTCTTCGATGGTAGCCTTTGGACTTACTCGCTTTGCTTCCTTTGCCGTCTTTGCCATACAAGCTGCCAATTCAGCATAGGCTCTCGCTTCATCCTCGTTCAGCGGAAATCCGCAGAAAAATATTCTGTCCTCCCCAAAGGCAAGCCCCTCTATACTTTCTTCTTCCGCAATCTGTATCACTTGCTCAAGCGGTATGTTTTCTTCCGCATCCAGTCTCTCTACCAGCTTATCGGAAATTCTGAATACCTCTTTTCCAACTGCTTTTTCCAAAAGGTACTGTTTGCTGTGAATCATGTAAATAAGATTTTTAATACCCTCTGCTGTGAATCCCTCTATCGGAATCCCAATGTTAAGTCTGTCTGCTTCGCCTTCAGCAAGACCTCTCGCTACTAATTCATTCTGCATGGTAAGTGCTGCCTCCTCGGATTCGTGTTCCACGTTGCCATCACGATCCACTGTATACTCCCCGACCTTGTATCCAAAAGATGGTGGTCCCTGATATTTTGCTTTTACATTAAGGATTTCCTCCATCGCTTTCACAACGTCTTTTCTGTTTTCTGCTGTTGTTTTTACCTTCATTTGCTTTTCCTCCATTCAATTTGGTACTACATATATCACTCTGAATGGAGGAAATAGCAAGTTATTTATTCACTAATTTTCCCGTGATTCCGGCAGTGACATTGCCACCGCAAATGCCACAGTAGCGGTCACCGCATTCCCTGCCTGTTTGTAAAGCTGTGCATCCGAATTAACAGATGCTGCTTTATCAAATAAAACATCAGGGAAACCTTGCAGACGGAAACACTCTCTCGGAGTGAGCCTGCGGATTCTTCCGCACTTCATAAGAGTCCCCATTTGCCCGGAGCAATCTAATGTCTGGGAACAGCCTTTTCCAACCCTTCCCCTTCTGGTATCACTCTCAGGATATGCAAGGCTGATACCATCACCAACGTGTGCTTCGTCATACCCCTGTTTTGTACCATTTCTGACACGAAGCATGGTTTCCTCATTCTGCTGCACTTTCTCACACACAAACACACCATGTCTGTCCTGTGAGGTAAGCGTAAACATCGGCTCTCCATCTTCTTTCATCCGTCTGCCATTCTGCCTTTTCTCCATACGTTCCGGTGTCAGAACCGGATGCACTTCCATAACTGCAGAATTCATTGCAGTATGATTTACCATCCCGGAAGTATACCTTGCAGTTATGCATCTGGCATTTTCCGTCAGCTTTGGAGCATGATTGCTCTGATCAATAAATATTCTCGTGCCACAGCCTTTGTTTACAGTAACCGTTGGTGCAATTCCGTCTTCATGATAGACATTTCCACCCTGACCGTGACCACTCGGATTCAGATTACCCATAAGATACAAGCCTGTCTTGGCGCCCACACCTCCAGCATTTCCAACGAGGGTAGCTGATATGCCATCCGTGCCATATACACGGTATCCCTGCATCCCACCTACAAGTTGGTTAAGAGTTGCTGCGTTTTCTCCGCAGAGAGGTAATATTTCTCGTCCACCTCGGCTTCTAAGATTTGCGATAATGAACACACGCTCCCTGTTTTGGGGGACTCCGAAGTCTTTTGAATTAAGCACCTGCCACCGACAGTCATACCCCGCTTCGTCCATTTCAGACAGAACGCTGGCAAAGTCGAAGCCTGAATTAATTGATAACAGGTTCTTAACGTTCTCAACAAGAAGGTATGTGGGCTTATCACTTTCTTCTTTGCCTTTGATGAGGTCAATAATGTTGTAATATATCCCACTTCGCTCTCCGACAAGTCCCCGCTGTTTTCCTGCAACGGAGATATCCTGGCATGGGAATCCGAAACACCAGATGTCTGCATAGGGGACATCTTCTGATTTAAGTTTTGTGACATCATCTGCTTTCCACTCTCCTTCCGTGTCGTACATTGCTTCATAGGAAGCCCTCGCAAATCTGTCATATTCACAATAACCGATACACTTATGGCCGGCAGATTCCAGACCAAGTCTGAAACCTCCTATGCCTGAACATAAATCAAGGAAGGTCAGCTGTTGCATTGGCTTCACCTTCCTTCCCTAAATCCCAATATGGAATTTTCACATTATTTCTGATAACAAAAACTTCATCCGCAGAGCCTTTCATCTCCATATAGCGGTTGACGATGACATCCACAAATTTCTCTTCCAGTTCCACACCATAGCAAATACGCCCTGTCTGTTCACAAGCCATAAGTGTCGAACCGGAACCAAGAAACGGGTCCAGAACCACACATCCCATCATGGAAGAATTCTGTACCGGGTATGCCATCAGAGCAATCGGCTTCATAGTCGGATGGTCTTTGGATGCCTTCGGACGGTCATATTCCCAAATGGTGGTCTGCTTCCTGTCGGAATACCACTGATGCTTACCGCCTTTCTTCCATCCGAACAGACACGGTTCGTGCTGCCACTGATAAGGACTGCGTCCAAGCACCAGTGCATTCTTTTTCCAAATACAGCATCCCGATAACTTGAACCCGGCATCCGCAAACGCCTTTCTGAAATTCAATCCCTCGGTATCCGCATGGAATACATAGATAGAAGCATCGTCCTCCATGTTCTGTTCCATATTCACAAAGGCAGCAAAGAGGAATTTGTAAAAATCTTCATCCGCCATATTGTCATTCTTAATCTTTCCGGCAGTCTCCTCCACATCTACATTGTACGGTGGATCTGTCAGAATCAGATTTGCTTTCCTTCCATCCATAAGGATGCTGTATGTTTCCGGCAAAATAGAATCGCCACAGATAACACGGTGTTTGCCCAGGAGCCACACATCACCTGTCTGTGCCACTGTTGGTTTTTTCAATTCTGCTTCTACATTGAAATCATCTTCTTTTACCTTTTTGTCATGTACCTTTGAAAAAAGCTGTTCAATCTCCGGCGGTTCAAATCCTGTAAACCCGACATCAAAATCCGAGTCCTGCAAGTCCTGAATCAAATCTGCCAACAGTTCCTGATTCCATTCGCCTGAAATCTTATTCAACGCAATGTTGAGTGCCTTTTCCTGAGTTTTGCTGACTTCCACAATCGCACACGGTACTTCCGTATAACCAAGTGCAGCTGCTACTGTTACCCTCTGGTGACCTCCGATAATTGTCATATCGGAATTAACCACTACAGGGTCAGCAAATCCAAATTCTTCAATGGAATGCTTAATCTTTTCATACTCCTTGTCCCCCGGCTTTAATTTTTTACGGGGATTGTACTCTGCCGGATTTAAGTCCTTAATCGGCAGAACTGATAGCTTCGCTGTCTTCATCTTCTACCTCCCAAAATCTTGCTTTGATGTAGCAGTCATGACTGCAATACTTCCTTTTCCTGTTACCGTAGCTTAAGAACTCTTTACCGCAACGCACACACACCGCAGGGTACATGGCACTTTCTTTTCTGTTGATTCGTTCCGGGTGTCCTTTCCACCATTCCCGTCTGCATTTATCTGAGCAGAACTTCTTTGGTCTTCCGGTATCCAGCTGTTTCATTTCCTTACCGCAGTACAGACACGCTTTCCCAAGCATGACCTGTTCCTGTATGTTTTTTGTCAGTGCCGAACCATAACCGGAAAGCCCTCTGCTTTTACAGAAGTTCCTCACAATATCACGGGACAGCCCTACTGTAAGAGCAATGGAACGGTAACCAATCCCCTGCTCCCTCATTTCCCTTATCTGCTTTGCCTGCTGCTCCGTCATATCCTTTCACATCCTTCCATTCAAACGGGCATAAAAAATGGGTAAAAAAGCACCTCTTTTTGCGCCTTTTTACCCATTAAAAACACGGTTTTTCTATACTTTTTATCGAAACTCTCTGACGGATTCCCCTTGCATTTAAACACATTCTGCGAAAAATATCACACCACCAGACTATCCCCCCTGCTTAATTCTGCGAAAATTCACGTTTGAGGGGGCGGCGGTCAATCCTGCACAGGATTGTGGAGATTTGATACCCCCACCCTTGTGTATGATACACAATCAATATTTATATTCCTGATACCTGTCCTCGGTCATTGTCTTCACATCATGGTGGTGCTTGCAAAGCGGCTGCCAGTTCCTTTCATCCCAAAACAAAATCGGATTACCCCGATGCGGTTTGATGTGGTCAACCACAGTCGCTTTTACAAGCCTTCCTTCCCTCTGACACTGAACACAAAGAGGATGGCATTTAAGAAACCTTTCTCTTGCCTTTCTCCACTTGCTGTCATACCCTCGCACTGCTGAATCCCCTCGCTCCTGCCCATGCAGCAAAGCGTGTTCTTCACAGTACATTCCCTCCACCAGCTTCGGACAGCCGGGATGCTTACATGGTTTCTTTGGTTTCCTCGGCATAGCACCACGCTCCTTTCTTATGTACCGGGTACGGTGAAAGGATAAAGCCCGTACCCATACCAATGTAAAAGACAGAAAAAAAGACCAAACCACACAGGATTCAGTCCACCTCTAATCTTTCACGCCTACAATATACCACGAAAAATACTCCATGTCAGTACACCGGACGGTACACACTTAGTACACCTTTAGTACACCACCAAAGCAGCAAAAGGGGGTAACTTTTAAATATTCGGTAATGCTATCTTTATGGTTGATAACTTACCAATTCAGAGTTAATATGACCTCATGGTGAAAGGAGCGATTACATGGATAACAAATCCGTACTTTATCAACTGATGGATACCCGAATGGGAGAAGCATTGCACAAGATTACAAAAGAGGACACTGCATTTATGCAGACAAAAGAAAAAGCAGACAAATATGCTGCAAAACTGGCATCCCTTAATCTGCCGGAAGAAACGATGCGTTTAATCGACCAGTATGTCAATGAACGCAGTGCCAATTGGGTACGCTATGGAGAGCTTGCCTATATGCTCGGCTTTTCTGACTGCAAAGAACTGCTTCTTGGCTCCCGCCATATTCCAGAAATGAAAGATGAAGATTAACGAAACGAACTGTTGCATAATTTAAGGGTGGGACACACAATCCCACCCGGTATCAGTTATATTCTTCAAAAACCCCTATCTGTATCTGAAGGGCAACCGTGATCTGCTCCATCAGAAGATTATCATGTATTTCCCCGATTTTATCTTTTACTTTTATCTTATCTACAGTATCGACCTGTTCAGCCAATGCCATGCTCGGTCTTTTCAGTCCAATACAGCTTGAAAGCGGTATCTGCACATGGGTTGGCATTTCAGGTCTCTTATGTATGTTGCCTGTAAGCGGAACAACCGTTACTGTTGGTCCATGACCATTTCCCCGGTTATTACTCACAATCACTGCCGGCCGAATGCCACACTGTTTATGTGTCGTTTTGTCTTTTCCAAAATCCACAAAATAAACCTCGCCTCGTCTCACTGCCTCACCTCAAAATAAAACTTTCCGTCTGCCTGTCCCTCTCCTCATACAGCGCATCCAATTCCTTTATAGCTTTCTTCCGGTATTTCGCCACCATTGTATGGCTGATATGATATTTCATCATCAGTTCTTCCCAAGTGAAACGCTCCACAGCCATATCCCATACAATTTCCGGTAATTTCCCGGAAAGTCCACGTACAGCATGTTCAAAAAAATCCAGTTCCTCTTTTATCTGTCCGTACTGTCCGGCAAGATAAGATAACCATTCATCACTCATCCTGTCTGCCACCTTACGGTATGCAAGTGCTGCTCTTGCAGTCACATCCGAAACACCGCTTGTCTGTACTCTTTCCCCTTCCGGCTTAGAGAAAGTAAGGGAAGATATGACGGTGTCATAATCAATTCCCTCACATCGGCTTAACTGAAATTCCAACACCGATAGTTCCCTTTTCAAATTCGGATATTCCTTAATCATCCTTTCTGCTCGCACCGTTCACACCTCCAATCCTTGCCTTTACTGCATCTATGATAGCCGACTGCCCACAGTCCTTCTGTTCCAATGACCGCATGGCATCTTCGTCCAATGTTCCTTTGTTGATGATATGGTAAATCATTACTGTTTCCCTCTGTCCCTGTCTCCACAGTCTGGCATTGCACTGCATATACAGTTCCAAAGACCAGGTAAGTCCGAACCAAATCAGAATGTGGCCTCCGTCCTGTATGTTCAGACCATGTCCTGCCGATGCCGGATGGATTGCTGCCACCGGGATTTTTCCTTCTTTCCATTTGCGGATGTCACCTGCTGCTTTTAATGGAACAGCTTTAAACCGTTCAACAATTCTATCCAAATCATGCTGATACCAGTAAGCCACTAACACAGGCTTTCCATTCGCTGCCTCGATTAAATCCTCCAAAGCATCCAGTTTCTTATCGTGGATATGGCGGACTTTGTGGTTCTCATCATAGACTGCTCCATTTGCCATCTGCAGTAATTTCCCGGAAAGAGCAGCTGCATTGACCGCATCCACGTCCCCATCTTCAAATGGCAGAAGCATATCCTTTTCCTTCTGACGGTACAGCTTCTCTTCTTTTTCATCCATCCGAACCTCCACCCGATGATAAAGGCACTCCGGCATAGAAAGGTAATCCTCGGCCTTCATGGAAATGCAGATATCAGAAATCAAATTGTAGATTGCTTCTTCCGCACCATCCCTCGGTTTATAGGAATAAATGATATTCCTGTTTCGCTTATCCGGCAGAAAGAACCTGTCACGATAAGCTCCAATATATCTTCCAAGCCTCTGCCCCATATCAAGAATTCCAATCTCAGCCCATAAATCCATAAGATTTCCCGGTGTTCCGGTCAGACCAACCACACGAATTGCCTTCGGCCGGTATCGTCTTAGTGCTTTGAACCTTTTCGCCTGATAAGATTTGAAAGAAGATAATTCATCAATCACAATCATGTCAAAATCCCAGTGATGCTTCTCACAAAGCCACACCACATTTTCACGGTTGATTACATACACGCTTGCCTTTTTTTCCAAAGCATCCAATCGTTCTTTTTCAGAACCGACTACCACTGACACCGACAGTCCTTTCAAGTGATCCCATTTTTCCAGTTCTTCCTTCCAAGTATCCCGTGCCACACGGAATGGTGCAATGACCAGAACCTTTCCTACCTCAAAGTAATCAAGTGCCAGTTCCCACAAAGCAGTAAGGGTAATAACTGTCTTTCCAAGTCCCATATCCAAAATCAAAGCACATACCGGATGCCCGATAATAAACTCCCTGGCATATTCCTGATATTTATGTGGTCTGAATTCCATGCAGCACACCTCCGATCTGTTCCAATCCATCTATCACATATACGGAAAACCCCAAAGCTTCCAGCTGATGTTTTCGTTTTTCCTTTAACGGTCGCAGCTTTTTTCCCGGTGCCTTTAATTCCACAAATGCACACTTCCCACCAGGAAGCAGAACGAGACGGTCTGGCACCCCATCGAAACCGGGAGACACGAACTTTACCGCCATGCCACCCCTGCTCTTTGCCTCTTTTACCAGAGCCTTTTCAATTACACTTTCTCGCAAAACTTCATCTCCGTTTCCCTCTGCTGTTTCCACTTTCAAAAACATCTATTCTCCCATATGCGTATATACGGGTGTATCCGTGTCCTCTTATACTTATTTTCATTTATTAAATATAAGTGGAAACATTGGAAACAGCACCGACACAGCCCTTTTGTCTGCTGACTTCATGGCTGTTTCCAACATCTGTTGCCTATCGTCTTACCACTCACACACGGAAACCCATCATTTGTTTCCTGCGGTTTCCTTTTTCACTCTGACAAACACCCTCTGTACACCATAACCGGGGATACGCATTTTGCCGGAGGAATTCCCTTCATACTTCTTCCAGCCACCAATTTTTTGAATAATGGATTCTAACTCATAAGAATCTGTCTTTCGGAAATTCTGACGCTCCTTCCCAAAGCATTCACACCAGACTTCCATCAGACAGAATCTCTCTCTGACTACCGTTCCGGTTCTTCCTTCTGCTTCAAACTCTCCACCACCAAGATAAGAACGTCTCTGATACAAATCCATTGTGTCCCAGTCTGCCGGAAGTAATCGCTCCAGGTAATCCTCCACAATGCCTTCTCTTTCATCAGACTCCATTGCTTCCTGCTGTGCCACATAAGCCTCTGCAGCTTCCTTTCCTTTCAGATACAACTCTTCTCCATCTTTATAAATGGAAATCGCTTCTGCCCAAATCTGGTCTACCGTCTCAGGAGTCAAATCCCATCCACGATGCTTCCCTTTTCCGGTTACATGCACAGGCCAAAAGCGTCTGTTTCCGGTAACATCACGCAGAAAGCCGCCTTCTGAGTTTGTACTTCCCACAATCACACATTCCCTCGGATGACTCTCTACCGTTGTTCCATATGACTGCCTGTATTTATCATCCGTCCGGGTAACAAAAGATTTTACGGTTTCCACATCTACCTTTTTGATACCCGCAAGCTCTCCCAATTCCAAAAGCCAATACCCCTGAAGCTTCTCCGCAGCAGTTTTTCCATCCTTCATATCAGAAATCGTAAGGGAATCCGAATACCACTCTTTTCCCAGTTTTGCAAAGAACGTAGACTTACCACACCCCTGCGGACCGTTTAAAACCAACACGGAATCAAACTTTATACCCGGCTCATAAATACGGGCTACCGCCGCTACCAGAGTTTTTCTTGTAACTGCACGGACATACGGTGTGTTTTCTGCTCCCATATAGTCAATCAGCAGACTGTCAATCCTGCTACATCCATCCCAGGATAACGTGGAAAAATACTCCTTGACCGGATGATAAAGTCTTTCGGAAGACACTACTGCAAGCAGAGCATCTTTGAATTTGGTAGGTGACCAAATCCCATACACCCTTTCAAAGTACAGCTTCGCACAGGCAATATCTGCATCACCCCATCCTTTTTTGACCTGTACCCACGGCAATTCCCCGATGACATCCAGTGCATTCTTCAGCTGATTAAATACGATAGGTTGTAGATTCTCATCGAATCGAATAATCGTTGCAATATTGGAAAGTGTGTCTTTTACTTTTCCCTGACGATCCAAGTCCAGCATGGTCTGCCATTCCCCGGTATCAGTATCGAATTCCTCACTTGCTGCCTTCTCCCTTTCCTTTGCCAGTGTCCTCTTTACCTGTTCATCCGACACCGCAAAGTCACTCATAGCCTTAAAGGATGGCAGCTTTCCTGCATCCGTTCCTTCTTCAGCCTTATCATCCTGCTCCCCAAACTTATGGATGCGGACAATGTCAAACGCATTCAGCAGCTTCCCACAAGCCGGATCAGTGGCATGGTGGGAATACGCAAACTTCCCTTCATAAATCACCACACCTGCCTGTGAATCTGCCGGAATATAATCAAATCGCTCCGGCATCATGCTTTCCTGATATACATCCGGCAGAAATATACGGATTGCCTCTTCTATCGAATAAGTCCGGCAGAATGCACCTACGATTCCTTCCTTCGACAACGGATCAGCCTGTTTCTTCATCTCCCTGCTGACAACTGCCTTTTGTCTGCTGCTGACAGGCCATGAAGAAGAATCTCTCCAATCTGCATATCGTTCCAACACAGAATCCGGATTCAAAAATGTTCCCGGAATATCACGGAAAAAGAATTCTCCATCTGCAGAGGTGGAAGGCCAATACATGAGGCGGCTTGGTTCGTAGGTTGTATCATCAAACAACTCCATACCAATATCCTCTGCCACTTTTCTTGCCACTGCTGCATATTCATCCGGCGATACCGTTCTTGACAATGGGATGATTAAGCGAAGCCTTGGTTTCTCCGGTGTGTGTTTATGGGTAGAGTAGATTAGGCATCTAAAATCAAAAAACAGCTCTATCTGCTCTGCAATATCCTCTGTGGCATAGTCCATATCCAATGTCAGACCAGAACGGAATAATACATTTGCTTTCTTTCTTCTACCGCCCTTCAGCTTTCCAAGCACAAAACCACCCACATCCTTGATGGAATCCTGCTTTGCCTTGCTCAGTTTCCGATACTGTTCCATCGTTTCACTGGTACGGACAGTATGAGAGAGACGCTCCAAAAACACACTAAACTCCATCTCCTGTCCATTCCACTTCTTTTCCATTCGGGAATTTCCTGTTGAAATATACAGTTTCATCCTGCAATCCCTCCTAATCCTTTTTATAAAATTGGCACTCGTAGCCATCAGCACGAAGCGGAAGCCCGTGTACCCAGGAAGGCTGCTCTGCCATAATCCTGCATACCTCTTCCACGGATGATTCTCCTTCCGGCACTTCCAGCACCGCTTCATCATGTACATGAAATACAATGGAGAATCCCGCTTTCTTCAATCTCATCATGGCTTCTGCCAGAATATCCCGGCTAGTACCCTGTACGATATTCTCCACCAGCTTTGGCCCGTAAGTATCCATCCTTTCCCATTTCTTGTTTTCTCCCACACCTTCATAAGTCAGTCCATCCCTGCCATATTTGTTGACACCCATTCTCGGTTTTACATAGGCAAGTTTCCTTCCGGACGGGAGCATGGCAAACAAAATACCAGAAGCATATTGAAAACGAATCAGCCCCACCTGTGTTTCTTTCCTTTCCCGGACTGCTCTCACAGCTGCTTCATCCACATCCCACCAAAACTGTGTGATATGCGGATTTGCATTTCTCCATGTAGATACCAACCCCGGCAACTCATCTTCACTAAGTCCCATTGCCAAGGCTCCCATTGAAGTCAATGCCCCGACTGCTCCTCCGTATCCGAGAGCCAGTTCCGCAATCTTTCCCTTTTGTCGCAGTGGAGATCCTTTTGTAATTTCCTCTATCGGAACACCAAACATGGCAGATGCCGAAGCCTCATATATTTTTCCGTGTGTAGCAAATACATCCAGTCTCCACTGTTCCCCCGATAACCATGCCAGCACCCTCGCTTCAATAGCAGAAAAGTCAGCAACAATAAACCTGCATCCCTCTTTTGGAATAAATGCAGTACGGATTAATTCAGACAGTACATTTGGTGTGGATTCGTAGAATAATTCCAATTCCTCGAACTGCCCTCTTCTGACAAGACTACGTGCTAGTTCCAAGTCACTGATATGATTCTGAGGAAGATTCTGTACCTGCACCAGTCTTCCTGCCCACCGGCCGGTACGATTTGCCCCATAAAACTGCAGCAATCCATGTACCCTTCCGTCCGAACACACTGACCGTTCAATCGCTTCATACTTCTTTACCGATGTTTTCGCCATGAGAAGCCGGAGTTTTAAAGCCTCCAGCACTTCCCCATCCGCATCCTCAATCAACTCCGCAACTGCTCCTTTGGATAGGCTGTCGATTTCCACTCCACGTTCTGAAAGCCATCCTTTCAACTGCGATACAGAATTTGGATTTTCAAGTCCCGTTACCTCATAGGCACGGTTCGTCACAATGTCTTTATGTAACAGGTCACAGGTAATCGACTGTTCTACCAATTCCCTGTCAACTAAAACTCCCCTATCATTAATTTCCTGATCCAAACGGTAAAATGCCATCTCAGATTCCGGTATCGGAAACTTATGCAGTTTCTGCCGGATACCTTTTTCCACATCCACGTCACGGATGCAGTACGTCTTGAACTGTTCCCATTTTTCCGGTGCATGGCATGGAAGGTTCCTGCTCCTGCCACCATTTGTTTTGGTCGGTTTGCAAGGCACACAAAAATAGCGGATTAAGTCCTTACCTTCCTTCAGCTTTTGCTCAGAAAGCCCCAGAACCGCCCCAACACCCTCCAAAGAAAGCGGAAGGGCAAGCATAGCCGACTGTACTGCAGTACAAACCCACGATTCGGGAGATAAACGGACTCCCATATATTTTGAAAGACAGGTACGCTCAAAATTAGCATTGAACGCTGTCTTAATAATTCCCACATCAGACAGGGCATTTTTTATTTCTTCCGTCAGCTGTTCGCCCTGTGCCAAATCAATAATCTTTGTTTCTTCATCATCAAAGCTGTATGCAAACAGCAGGATTTCAAATGCAGGACTGTCTGCATAGGCATATACCCCGCATTTGATTAAGTCCACATCGGAAAAGGTCTCTATGTCAATTGCCAGTGTTTTATATCCTACTTCGCCCATGCGTAACTCCTTCCCGATTTAATCTTGCTGACGGTCTTTCTGGAAATCCCCATGCTGTCAGCAATATCATACACATGTTCCTTTCTTCCAAGCCTTTCCTTAACTTCCCTTACCTGACTCTGGTTCAAAGGAAGAATCTCTTCCGGCAGTCTTCTCCCCTGAATATACCGGGACAGCCTTTTGTATCTCCCCATATTACTGATCTTGTATTTCCCTTCCAGTCCGGGAATATCTGTCCATGTCTCTTTCATCAAAACAACTCCTCTATGTACGGGCGGCATACACCGCCCTTATCATTAGCCGAGGAAATCTTCATCCTCTACTGCTTCAAAATCATCCTCTGCATTGGTACGGCTGCTGAGTGCCTCTCCGTCTTTCAACTTCTGGATGTTACCAAGTCCTGCTGCCACACCACGGTTGCCATTGCTGTTGTAGCCATAGAAGTTTACACTGATTCTTCCGTAACAGCCGGAATACACTTCTGTCTGATCCAGGATTGGCTGTACCTGCTTATCAACCACCTGTGGTGCCTGTCTGCTGTTGGCATTAAAGAAATAACAGCCTTTATATGCCTCATCCTCCGGTCGGTCAATGTCACCATCACGCAAAGGAAGCTTCAGATTCGGTGGAATCTTGCCACCCCACTTTGACAAAGATTCCTGCTTTGCAGCTTCCACCGCTGCCTGAATCTTCTTAATGGTTTCCTTATCTGACTTCGGGATAATGGCAGACACGCTGTACTTCGGCTCGCCGCCATTGATTGCCTCCGGCTCCCAACAATGCAGATAAGAAAATCTGCACGGTACGATTACTTTGGTCGGTGTTTCATTCTTGCTCATTTATTCATCCTCCTTAAAATCCGCCTCAGCGGTTTCTGTTTGAATTGGTGGTCTCTTATCGGATTCCGGCACCAAGGTGATTTTGCCCTGCGGCTTATACACCAGACTGCCCAGTATCTTCTGAAAATCTTTTTTGCCCATCAGCTTCTCCATTTCCGTGATACCAATCAGAGACTTCTTGTAAATGTCCTCATATCCGGCTGCTTTTGCAGCATCCGCCACTTCCTCTTCATTGACATATTTGCGGTTACTTCTGCCTTCTACCAGTTTGAATCCGTTCCATACCCTTCCGTGTGTAATCGCTTCATCCTGTGCATAGGCATAAACATCTGCAGACCACTTGGCAAGTTCATCCGCCACCTTCAAAACCTCTGCGATTTCTTCCTCTGACAAAAGTTCCGGTGGCTTAAACTCCATTTGTGCCAATCTCAAATATTCTTCTGCTCTGGCACGGCAGGTATTTTTCGCTTTACAGAAACGACACCAATCTCCAACTGCAAACTCTCCTTCGCCTTTGGCTGCCATCTCTGCCTTCGGCATCAACTCCTGCTCTGCCCATTCCATGAGGTCATGAACCGTAATTTCAAAGGTGCTGACATTTTCCAGTCTCGGCTGGTGGATGGTCATATTGACCTTTTCAATGTCATAAAGGGAACCGAACAGTTCCAATGCTCCCAAAGAATATAAAAGCATCTGTGGATTCCATTCTGCAGATACAGCAATGCCTTTTCCGTACTTCAAATCCACAATGTATAAAGTATCATCCGCTACGATGACCAAATCTCCGGTACCGAATCCTTCCGGCACCCATCTGGAAAAGTCCAGTCTCTGCTCAATCATCACTACCGGATCACTGCATGACTGTTTCGCCTTTTCAATCTGCTCCATTGCAAAGGACACATAATCATCTGTGCATTCTTCCATCTCATCACAGTCATAATCAGATACCGGACGTTTGGAACGCTTCTTAAGAAACCGTTTCAGCTTATGCTCTGCAAGAGCATGGGCAGCAGTTCCCTCCGCTGCGTAGATACTTTCCTCGTCCGCAAACTGCTTCTCCAACAATGCAGATGGGGTACAGTTCATCCATCGTTTGGAGGCAGATGCGGATAATATCGCATGCTGTCCCATTAAAGAGCCTTTGCATCACGAAGCAAATCTGCATATTTCTCCGGCTGTACCCCGGATAACTTATCTGCCCCATACTTTTGAATCAGCGCTTTGACCTGCTGCGTTTTTCCATCCTGCGATTTGGATGCCATGACCGCACGGACCTGTTCAATGGTAACGGCATTCTCTTGTTTCTCCTGACTCTTCTCATTTCCGCTTTCTTCATCCTTCTGCCCTCGTTCTTCTTCCTGATTTTTACTACAATTACATGAATGTGCCTTCCCTGCGAGGGCACGGACTCCTTCCGAAACCGCCAAAAGACCATCTGCAATTTTCAACAATTCCTCGCTCATAAACTGCTCCTTTCCACAAATTCTCCGTTTTGCTTTGTGAAATACCGGATGGGAATTCCTGCATGGTCAGCTTCCGCAATCTCCATACACATGCCTTCACTCATTATTTCTCCAAATACCCATACTTCCCGGCACTCTTTCAACAATGAAAGTCCAAACTGAATCCCTGCCATCCGTTCCTGAACATCACT